GCAATCTACGTCGGCAAGTCCGGCAAGGGTGTTCGTCGCTACAACCTTACATAATCTGTAAGTAACTAAGTCGCTCAGTGGGGGCATAGCCCTTGCCCTCACTGAGTCTTTAGAAAGGAAATAATGTCACTAACAACAGTTGCCGAGCTTAGAGGCGTACTTGGCGTTGGCACATTATTTGCCGATACAATTTTGCAAGAAGTGTGCGACGCATCCGATGCAGTCCTACTTCCAATGCTTTGGGTAAAAAGTGAATTTGCAATAGCACATTCAAAGACCACAACTACAGCAACATTATATTTTGAGACTGCTCACGACTTTATTGTTGGAGACTCAGTAGTCATTACAAATTGTGGTTCTGCATGGAATGGCACAAAGACAATTACAGCAGTTTCAGAATTGAGCATTACTTATACAATTTCAGCTGCAGCAGCAACAGAGAAAAATACAATTACACCTTATGGCACAGTTACAGGCGACACAACAACCGATTGGACTGTAGATACAGCCGTTCAAGAAGCATCATTGATGCTATGCGTAGATATATTTCAGGCACGTAATGCCCCTTCGTCTGGTGGCGTAGCCATCGATGGCAGTGCATCACCTTGGCGCATGTCAAACAGTTTGTTAGCAAAAATTCGTGGTCTTATTGCTCACGCTATAGATCCTCGTAGCATGGTGGGCTAATGACAGCCATTACTGCACTGCGCACAACACTTGCTGAAGTTTTAGTTGATAACAGTTATTGGCAAACTTTTGCATTTCCACCAGAGACTATTCTTGCAAATTCTTGCATTGTCAGTCCAGATGATCCCTACATTACGCCCAACAATAATTCACAGATTTCTATCTCACCATTAGCCAATTTCAAAATCATGCTCACTTGCCCTTTGTTTTCTAACGAAGGAAATCTCAATGGCATTGAAGAGTTTGTAGTTAGAGCTTTCAATTTATTAGCTGCTTCAACCTTCACATATAACGTCGGTTCAATATCAGCACCTAGCGTTCTCAATGCTGCATCGGGAGACCTTCTCAGCTGCGAGATGTCAGTATCAATCCTTACGAGTTGGAGCTAAGAATGCCAGATAACGACAAAGCAAACGCAGACTTTCTCGAAAAAATCGGGCAAGTAGCACCAAAGACAGAAACACCAAAACCTACAAAGAAAGATGAGGAATAACCATGGCTCAAGGCCTAACCAATAAAGTCGGTTTCAAGGTAGGTACTACAAGCCCTGCCTCAATCGACCTTTCAGCATACGTTACAAACTTCACATTAAATCGTTCAGTAGATAGCCTGGAAACCACCGCCATGGGCGATACTGGGAGACGTTTTGTGGCTGGACTAGAAACTAATTCGATAACGGTTGATTTAATTAATGATGATGCCGCTTCAGCAGTTCTTCAGACTATGAATACATTGTTTAAAACAAACGCATATTTCAAGTGCGCACTAAACAAGGACGCAGCTGGTTCAGCTGCCAATCCATTTTACAGTGGCTTAATTCTTATCGATTCAATTACACCAATTAACGGTGCAGTTTCAGACCTCGGAATCCAATCTTTGCAATTTCAAGTATCTGGTGAAATCACAGTTACATCGACTGGCACTTTCTAAAAACTAAACAAAAAGGGGCAAAGCATGGCAAAGTTACAAATCACGTTTGTGGATGGAAAAGTGTTAGAAGGAGAAGTAACTCCACTTGTGGAGTACCTCTTTGAACAACATTACAACATGGGCTTCCATAAAGCATTCCGCGAGGAAGAAAAGCAAACGATGGTCTATTGGCTTGCTCATGAGATTGTCAAACGGTCGGGTGAACCTGTAGATGCAAAGTTTGAAAACTTTCTTGCTACGTTGAAGAACGTGGAAGTTTTGGATTCAAACCCTTTGCAATAGGGCGTGATTCCTTCACCTATCTTGTTGCTCGTTTGAGTATCGAGACAGGAATCGCGCCACAACATTTGATTGAGTTAGATCCAGCAATGTTCAAAGCAATGCTGGATGGACTCAAGGACAGAAACAAGGAGATTAGCGATGCTAATAGTAGAACTCAGAGGAAACGCTGATCTACGCAAAGCACTTCGCAAATTTGCTCCTGACCTTGAAAAAACTTTACGAAAAGAATTAGCCAAAGCCTTGAAACCTGTTGTAAGAGAAGCTAAAGGTTTTGTACCTTCAGAATCTCCAATGTCTCAATGGGCTCCTCGTCCTTTTTCAGAGGCTAAATTTCCATTTTATAGTGCCATAGAAATCAAACGTGGTATTACTTACAAAACTACAGTTGGCAAAATAAATAAAAATGGATTTTCTTCTATGGCTTCAATTCAAAATAAATCACCTGTTGGTGCTATTTATGAAGGAGCTGGACGTATTGGGCCGCAACCTTGGGTAGGGCCTAAAGCAGGAGGCACAAGTAAAGGCGTAAGTAGATCATCTAATCCAAATGCCGGTAAGCAATTTCTTATGAATTTGCCACCATTATCTTCAAGTTTAAAAGGTCGAGGTCGTTTGATTTATCGGGCATGGTATGCAAATCGTGGATTGGCTGAAGGCGCTTCCATGAAAGCAATCGATAAAGCATTGACTCAATTTAGGTCAAGAGCTGCTACTAACGTTTTTCGTAAGGCGGCATAATGCAAGTTAGAGAAGAAATTGTAATCGGCAGTAAGTTAGATGCTAAAGGATTTAAACAAGCAGAAACTGCCCTCGATAAATTAGGCAAATCAGCCAAGCATTTAGGCGCAGCTTTAGGCATTGCATTTGGCGCTCGATCAATCTATCGTTTTGCTAAGTCCAGCGCTAAAGCATTTGCAGAAGATGAGAAAGCAACAGCTCGCTTGACTCAAAGCATCAATAATTTAGGTCTGGCGTTATCAGCAACAGACATCAATAAATTTGTGGAAAATCTTAGTTTGCAAACTGGCGTGGTTGATGATCAATTAAGGCCAGCGATGCAGGCGTTGCTTCAAGTAACTGGCTCAGTTATTAAATCACAAGAATTGCTTAATAGTGCCGTCAATGTGAGTCGCGGTTCGGGTGAAGATTTGACCACAGTAGCCAATGATTTGGCACAGGCTTACGTCGGAAATCTAAAAGGACTTCGTAAATATAATCTTGGCTTGACTCAAGCTGAACTTAAGACTGCTTCTTATGCAGAAATCCAAGATAAACTTAATAAAACCTTTGCTGGTTCTAGCGCTGCTTATCTTAAAACTTATGCCGGGCAATGGGAATTATTGACTACCAATGCAGGTGAAGCAAAAGAAGTAATTGGGAAAGGCATAATTGATTCATTAGTTATTCTTTCTGGAAATACATCAGTCAAAGAACTAACAACAGACATGCAGATACTGGCTAAATCCACTGCAGGGGCACTTACTCAATTAGCCGCATTTGCCAAGACAACATACGACGTATTCAAGCCTGTACTAGATCTCTTTGGTAACATAAAAAATACTTTAGATTCAATAGCCAAAAACATTCCATCTTTAAATTTGATGGTTCCTAAATCAGAAGTCGGTCGCGCTCGTCGATTTTTCACTGGCGGTCAAAACTCCACCAAAGTGGGAGAGCAAGCAGTTGCTGAGAAATTAGCAAAAAAACGGGCGGCAGATTTACTAAAACTGCAACAAGCACAACTGAAAGCTGCAAAAGATAATGCTTTACTAAAGAAGGCATCAGCCATTTTTGACCTTGCACAGATCCAGATTGTTGCAGCACTCAAAGGCAAAGTGTCAGAAGAAGATCGTAAGCGCCTAGAATTACAGATGGCACTTATCGGTGGCAATGCTGATGAAGTTATGCGCGTTGCTAATGAACTTGCTAATGTTCAAGGCAAAACCAAAGAACTTTCACTATGGCTAAAAGATTTACCTACTGCTAGAAATCCATTTGAAGATTGGATGGATTACCTAAACAAAATAGCAGCCAAAATTGCAAGTCTTGGAGTACCTGTTGTAGGACAACCTGCACCACCTACATCACTACCTGCTACCAATAATCCAATGGGAATAAACATCGGTGAACAATATGCTAGCGCTTATTCTGGTCAATCGGGTGGTATTGCAAGTAATTTGCCTACAGTTGTTAATATTTATCCTCAAGGACATCTCATTACTGAAAATGATTTGGCGACAATGCTTGGCGCATCATTGCAAACTCAATCTCAATCAGGCGGTTCTGGCGGTAGTTGGTCTGGCGTTAGGGTTCTCTAATGGCATTGCCAGCAACCCTCAATGTTTCTATCAACTTCAGCAATGGCCCAACTTTCGGTAACTCATTTACTTTAGATGATCCGATTTATGGCAAACTTGATGGCACGGGAATTCTTGCTGATAACGCTGCTTACGTCCTTGACGTTAGTGATAACACTGTAAAGATAGACACCAGACGGGGCAGAAACATCAACCAAGACCTCTATGAGGCTGGTACAGCAGTTGTGAGAGTTCTCGACCCTCAGGGGATATTTGACCCTCAAAACACGTCCTCACCGATTTATGGGCTAATGCAACCATTGCGTAAATTGCGCATCAGTGCCACTCAAACTTCTAATTCAAATACTTATTGGATATTTTCTGGATATACAACTGATTATCGTTATACATACCCAGTTGGACAAGACGTAGCATATGTCGATATTTCAGCAGTAGATGGTTTTCGCTTGTTCAACATGTCAAACATTACGACTATCACGGATGGCACTGCTAGTCAGACAACTGGAACTCGTTTAGGCAAACTGCTTGACATGGTTTCTTGGCCATCAAACATGCGCACGTTTGCAACGGGTGATTCAACTTGTCAAGCCTCATCGGTGGATACCAGTGTTAGATCAGTGCTACAAAGTGCTAGGAACATAGAGCAATCTGAGTACGGGGCGTTTTACATGGATACGCTTGGTAACGCTGTGTTCAAGTCTCGTTCACAAGTTCTAGCAGCTGCGTCTGCATCTCCCACAGTATTTAACCAAGATGGCTCTGGCATAAATTATGCAAACGTGGTATTTGCCTTTGATGATAAGCAAGTGGTCAATAACGTTTCAGTCCAGCGCACTGGTGGAGCAGTCCAAACTGCCAGTGATGCGACAAGCATTACAACCTATTTCACGCATTCATTGTCATATTCCAACCTAATTGTTGAGACTGACACCGATGCCCTAAACATTGCCAAGGCCTATGTGGCCTCACACAAGGACACCACTATTCGTATTGATGCCATGACTCTTGACCTCATGACTGATAATTACAATTCGGGAGTTACAGCAGCTCTTGACCTTGATTACTTTGACCAAGTGCAGATAACTAACCTGCAACCTAGCGGATCTACAATAACTAAGACTCTTCAAGTCCAAGGCATCGCTCATGCGATTACCCCTAATACTTGGAAAACAACCCTCACAACGCAAGAACCAATCATCGACGGATTCATTATAGGCAGTTCCCTATACGGTATCCTTGGCACTAGCGTTTTATCATATTAAGGAGCAATAGATGGCAGCAGGATTAGGTTTCAAAACCTTTGCAACTGGCGACGTATTATCAGCCGGAGACGTAAATGGTTATTTGATGCAGGGCGTATTGGTTTTTGCTACGGCAGCAGCCCGAGATTCAGCTATTGCATCTCCACAAGCAGGTCAAACTGTTTATCTCAAAGACTCAAATACAATAGTTTCTTATTCTGGATCTGCTTGGGTTACTAAATCTGCTGGTGCTGGCTCAGGTTTAACTTTTATTACAGCACAAACAATCGGATCAGGTGTTTCTTCAGTAACTATTTCAAGTGCATTTTCATCAACTTACGACAATTATTTAGTGACAATCTCAGGTGGTACAGCTAGTACTTCTGGCGGTTTGAGATTGCAATTAGGTTCAACCACGTCAGGTTATTATTCTTTTCTAGTTTATGGTTCATATTCAGGAAACACAGTAGGTGGTTTTGGACAATCCAATGCTGCTTATTCAGGAGATTTTGGCTATGCCTCTGCTAATGGCATTACAGGTGTTGCCACAATTCTTGCCCCTAATTTAGCCGCACGAACAAGTTGGAATGTGGCCTTTGGTTCTGAGGACACTACATATTATGCAGGCTGGAACAATGGTTTTGTAAATAACACTACGCAATATACAGCTTTTACACTCACTGCTAGCAGTGGAACACTCACAGGCGGAACAATCCGTGTTTATGGTTATCAGAATAGTTGAGGATAAATATGACTTACAAAGTGCAAATTGATGATCAAGTTAGAGATGCAAACGCAGAAGAAATTGCAAACATTGAAGCTATAGCATCTGAATCAAAAACAAAAGAACAAACAGCAAAAGCCAAAGCAACGGCAAAAGCCGCGCTATTGGCCAAATTAAATATCACCTCAGAAGAAGCTGCTCTCTTACTTGAATGAAGCCAAGACTAAGTAAAGCTGCATCCCAACTCAGGTTACAAGTAGATGATTCCTTCCCGGATAGAGATAGAGCATCGGACGGCTGGCTTGGGGATGCCCGACATTCTGCAACTGTCTCTGATCACAATCCAGATGCTGACGGCTGGGTACGCGCCATCGACGTTGATGCTGACTTGTCCAAGCAAAAAGGGCAGTCCGTATATTTGGCAGATCAGATACGACTTGCTGCTAAAAATGGCGAACGGCGAATTACTTACGTTATCCACATGGGAAAAATTGCTAGTTCAAAACAGTCTTGGGCTTGGCGCAAATACGATGGCATCAATGCTCACAACCACCACATTCACATCTCGTTTGCGAAAGAAGCTGACAATGATGGTGAGTTTTTTCAGATACCTATGCTAGGAGGAACAAATGGCTGAGCAGTATTCATACATAATAGATCAAGGTGCTGACTGGTATCTCACTGTCACATACAAAGACTCTAACGGCACTGCTATCAACCTCACTGGGTACACAGCGGCAATGCAGTTCAAGCTCACATCATCGGCAACATCAGCACTTAGTCTTACATCTAGTAGTGGTATCACAATTACTGCTGCAACAGGTACTTTGGCCATTCGTGCTACAGCTGCACAAACTGGTGCATTGGGTGCATACAAGTACGATTATGACCTTGAAATCACGTCATCGGCTGGTGTAGTGACTCGTTTGATTCAGGGAGTCGCAACAGTGAATGCGCAGATTACTCAATGAGCGACACAATAATTGTTACACCAGTTGTCAATACCGTCACCGTTACTGAGCAAGTCAATGCAGTAACTGTCTCATCTCAAGGTGTAACTGGTGCAACTGGGGCGCAAGGTGCCACTGGGGCTACTGGTGCCACTGGGGCTACTGGTGCTACAGGAGCAACAGGTGCACAAGGTATTCAAGGCATACAAGGTGTCAAAGGTGATACTGGTGCTACAGGAGCAACAGGTGCTACAGGAGCCAAAGGCGATACAGGAGCCACTGGGGCAAGTGGCGTAGTCGCTGCAACTGCTCCAATTACATATAACTCTGGGACTCAGACAGTGGCCATTACTGCTGGATCTACATCAGCATCAGGTGCATTGCAACTTACCGACTCAACATCATCAACATCAACGACAACGGCTGCAACGCCTAACTCGGTCAAGACAGCCTACGATACAGGCGCAGCCAAATTCCAATTCTTACCGTTCCAATCAGGTCAGTATTATGTAAGTGGTAATTTCAATAGCAATACAACTGCGATTGTAAATACAACTTATTATATGCCAATGTATTTCCCTAACTCAGTTACTTTGGATAGGTTGCAAATTCTAACTTCATCTGCATTTGTTGGAACTGCAAGTGTTAGACTTGGAATTTACAATGACAATGGTGGCATACCGAACACTGTATTGGTTGATGGTGGAACTGTATCGGCAACTGCTGCTTCTTCTCTTTACGCAGTAACAATCTCACAAGCAATTACAACAGGATGGTATTGGTTGGCATTCAATATGCAATCAGCAGCCACTACAAGTTCGTTTTATGGACTTGGTACAAGCATAAACCTTGTGACTCAGTTATATCCAAAAAAACAGTCTGACGGTAATATGTTCGTAGGTTATTCTCAAACGGGCGTTACAGGTGCGTTTGCTACTGCTTCAAGTCCAATAAATACGGGAACTGGTTTTAGAGTTTCACCAAGGGTGGCGTAATGAGGGAAATCGTTTATGGACTTGGTGGTTATGACGAGTCAAAGCCAGATAACAACATTGTTGAAATAATCGACCATCCAGAGGAGAAAGAATGAACATCAAGAATCCAATTATCCTAAGCATTGGTGCATTCCTAGCGGTTTGGGGTACAACTTCTAACTTTGCTCTGGACTATCGTGCCATTCTTGGATCCCTAGTCGCTGGTGTATTTGGATACGCGACACCTAAACGATGACACAATCTGATTTCTTTACGCTCTACATTTCCACTTTGGCAATCATTGGTGGCCTATCTGGTTATGTAATTACACATTTGCTTGGTGAAATAAAGCGACTCAATCAGCGCGTCGATGAGATTTACAACATACTTCTAGAGCGATAATAAATCCATGGCAAAGACTCGTAAGAAGGTCATAGACCTCGACACGTATTCGAAATTAGATGCTTACAGTATTGCCATGCATGAGTTTTACAAAAGCCTACGAAGGGCTGGCTTCGCTGTTGATTTATCTTTAGCAATCATTTCAGATCGTGCAACTTATCCTGATTGGCTACTTCCTGCGTTGCCTAACAAAATCGACTCCATCCCGTTTGAAGATGATGAGGATGAATGATTCAACGCACTGTAGTCGTATCAGATTTACAGGTTCCGTATCATGATGAAGTCGCAGTCAAAAACCTTGGGGCGTTTATCCGCGCTTGGAAGCCTCACAAAGTCGTCACGATTGGCGACGAAATCGATTTACCACAAATCAGTAGATGGACAGAAGGAACACCAGGTTGGTACGAACAAACTCTTGGAGAAGATCGCGACCTCGCTGTTCAGACACTATACGATTTACAAGTAACAGACATGATTCGGTCTAACCACACAGACCGTTTATACAACGTAATTATGAAAAAGATTCCAGCATTCTTGTCATTGCCTGAGATGAAGTTCGAACGATTTATGCAGCTAGATGACCTTGGCATTACCTTCCACAAAAAGCCTATGGCTATCGCGCCTAATTGGATTGCTATCCATGGAGACGAGCAAGGCATTAATCCTAATGCAGGCCTTACAGCCCTTGGGGCGGCTCGTAGGCATGGCAAGAGCGTCATATGTGGACACACTCATAGGGCAGGGCGTAGTGCCTTCACAGAGGCTTCTGGGGGCGTTTTGGGGCGTGTTCTCCATGGTGTTGAAGTAGGCAATCTAATGAACTTTAAGTCGGCCGGATACACCAAAGGAACGGCTAACTGGCAACAAGCCTTTGCAATCATGGAAACTGATGGTAAGCGCGTGAACGTACAGCTAATCTATATAGAAAAAGACGGCACGTTCATAGTCAATGGCAAAGGTTATGGAAAGCCTCGTTGATTCAATAGTGCCACTGCGACCTACGCTCGATGAGGCAGTAGATCTTGGAGAATCGTTATCATTTCGTTACTAAATGTGTTTGATTCTGTTCCTTATCTGTGAGACCGTAAAGGTGTGAAGGTCGAACGAACCAACACAGACTAGGGCTAACAAATGGATTGGATACAATTTTTAGCGGTTCTTGCATTATTTGCAGCTGCTAATTTCGCATGGTATTGGCAAGGTTTCAAGGATGGTAAGCGCGAAGGTTATACTCGCGGTCGCAATGTCTCACGATCAGCGTTCTGGCAAGAATGAAAGCCAATGAAATCCTTGACGACGCAAAAGGACTTATCCTCGACAGAGGTGCAGACTACGGCACACCAGCTATCAATCACCTTCGCATTGCAAGACTCTGGTCGACCTACCTTGACCACCATATTGAGCCAAACGAAGTCGCAATCTGCATGGCACTCGTCAAGATTGCGAGAATACAAGAATCGCCAAACCACACGGACAGCTACAAGGATGGCTGTAGTTACATTGCACTCGCTGGACAAATTGCAACAACTGATTGGGATGACCTTGACAGTTACTAGAACAAAGTCCGGTATCTGGTGTGATTACTGCAAAGCACATTACGGGACAGAGTTTGAAAAGGGAAGAAGGCAAGCAGTTTGGACTGTTGTCAGTGTTCACCCTAAGTCAAAAAATGAAAAGCGGCACTATTGTTTCGACTGCGCGGTTGAAGTATCCCTATGGCCAGACGGCACACATTGGCCTCTCACTGAGCAGGTTGATTCACTACTAAGCCAAGAAGAGTTACCAGATGCTAAATAAACTATCTTTAGATGAATTGGCATGGCTAATAAAAACTGTATATGTCGCAGTTTTAGAAGATGATTGCGCCGAAGGAATTGGCGTATTCAACAAACTGATGAGTATTTTGGAGGTAAAAGAATAATGGCATTCAATCTAGAAGATTATGAACCCGTAGAAGAACGTTTATACAAATGGTGGAAGGAGAATCCAGATGGTCGCATTGCTACAGAACTCATTTCATTCTCGAATGGGCAATATATTGTTCAGGCGTATCTTTATCGGACTTTCCTCGATAGCGTCGCGTACTCCACAGGACTCGCTGAGGAGAAGATTACTGATCGCGGTGTTAATTCAACTAGCGCATTGGAAAACTGTGAGACTTCGGCAATCGGTCGTGCGCTTGCAAACGCAAATCTTGCAGCTAAGGGAAAACGCCCATCTAGAGAAGAAATGACAAAAGTCGTACAACATTCCGTACCACTTGTAGTTGTTCCAGAAATAGATGCTGCATCGTTTGCACAAACATGGGAAATCTACGGTGACAAGAAAGTAAAGCAACCAACACAAGCAGCTGATGCGATTGCATTATTGCAGGAAGAACTTGGGGCTAAACCAGTGCCAGTTGCTCCTAAATGCCAGCATGGCGGAATGATTCGCAAGACTGGTACAAATGCAAAAGGCTCGTATTCTGGTTGGGTCTGCGCAGCTGATGCCGCACCAAGGTCTGAGCAATGTCCAGCACAGTGGGATAAGAAGTAGCCAAATGGGTTATATCGAAGTCTTTCGCGACGGTGAGGATATGCCACCAGTTGTATTAGGTGACCATTACTTGAAAGATGTAGTTCATGATCCATACGCTAAACCACAGCAATGGATTACTTGTCAAATGTGCAATCTGCCAGTGCTAGTCACTGACATTCGCATTGACGTTGATTTGGACAATCCGATTTACACGATATGGCAATGTGTCAAGTGTCATACGGTCAATGGCTAGTCAATCAAGAAAGCATCGCGGATACCGGACACAAAGGGTAGTCGCACAGTATCTGACTCAGTGGTGGGAACACGCTGAATCGGCTGGGGTTGGTAGGCAGGGCAAGGACATTACTGGGGTTCCGTTCGACCTTGAAGTAAAGGCTCGCTCTGCCTTCCAACCTAAAGCATGGCTCGACCAGGTCAAGCAACGTTCGGTTGTTGGGGAATTACCGATTGTTGTTATGCGATTCAACGGGCAAGGGGAAGATGCTTCGCAATACGGAGCAATGCTTCGATTCGATGACCTGATCGTGCTATTGCTTCAAGCAGGTTATTCAAAAGCATCACTACAGATAAACCGTTGTACAAAATGCGGTTCATGGATTACTGAAATATGTAGCACATGTAGAATAGAGGATGAAAGAAATGCCAGTTTATGAATACAAATGTATGTCTTGCAATAAGACTAAAGAAGTTACACGATCCGTCAATGATTTAGGCGACACAGTTTATTGCAAGTGTAAATCAATCATGATTCGCCTATACCAACCAACAGCTGCAATCTTCAAGGGCAAAGGATGGGGTAAAGATAAATGACAAGAAACTCCCAAGATTCACGCTCTAACTTGACAAGGCCAGTACGCTATAACTCGCTAGCGAGCGGCTTCAGCCGACTGCTCGCGACCGCTAGTTTAGCTGTTGGGGCAGGTCTATGCTTACCAGCATCAGCGGCTGCACCAGATCTAAAAATGAATGCTAAACAATACGCACATGCACAACTAACTAAAGACCATTACAAATGTATATCTACATTGTATGGAAAAGAATCTGCATGGAAAGCATCTGCTACTAATGGTTCTCATCATGGTATTCCTCAAGGTAGAAGTAAGTGGCTGGCTACAGCTACACCATTGCAACAGATTGATTGGGGCTTGAGGTATATTGGCCATCGTTATGGCAAGGTAGATGGTCAACCAGATACATGCGCTGCTCTTAGACATTGGACTAAATACGGATGGCATTAAAGAGTAATGATCCAAGAGATACACGCAGCTATCGAAAGATAAGACTCAGTGTGTTATCTCGGGATCAATGGACTTGTTATTACTGCCAACAACCAGCCACCACAGTGGATCACATAATTCCAGTAAGCAAAGCACCAGACCAAGCGATGAACATGGAGAACATGGTCGCAGCATGTAAGCGATGCAATTCATCAAAAGGTTCGCGCTCAGCAGGTGTTTTTTTAGCACCAGCGTTCAC